TCATTCGACGTCGTTGTAGAACTGGATCCCGCCGATCTCGGCACAGACGCTGCGTCCTTGCGCCCATTGCGGGTTTTCGCCCGCCCGGTGCAGGTGAGTCGCGCCGCCGGTCGGATCGTCGAGCAGACCGGCCACCGCGCGGCGGGCGATCCGCCGGGCCGCGGCGAAGACCGGGTCCGCGGCGGTCACCGACAGCAGCCCGAGCCGCCCCGGCGCGTCCGGGTCCCAGCAGGGGAACTGTCCCGGCAGCCGGCAGACGGCGGCGACGTCATTCCCCCACCACCACCCTCCCTGGTCGCGCGCTTGGCCGACGCGGTTCATCACGACCGCCGCCACCGCCTCCATGGCTCGCACGGACTCGCCGCCCGCCTCCCCCCACAGGGTGCGGGCGAGCGTGTCGATGGCTTGGCCGGGCGTGTCGGCGGACGGCCCCCGCGGGGGGGCCGCCGGCCCGGGCTCCGGCTTCAGGACGCGCGGCCTCATCGGCGACCTCCATCGCCATAGGGCGGAACGTAGGGCTGGGCGAACGGCGCGCAGCCGTTTTCCAGCTTGGTCTCGATGCGCAGCAGATGGTCGGTCAGCCGTCGCTCCACATCCTTCAGCGTCGCAACCGAGACGTAGGTCTTGGCGACCTCCAGCTTGTAGGCGGCCAGGCTCTCGCGCACCTGCGCCTGGGCGGTCTCGGCGCGCGCCCGCACCGTCTCCAGCGCGGATTCGGCGTCGCGGCGCAGCCGGGCGATCAGCCAGAACAGCCCGCCCATGACCGGCAACTCGACCGCCGTGATCCACCAGGACAGGTCGATGGACTCCTGCATCTCCGTTCTCCAAAAAAAAGCAAAAAGAAAGGGCCGCCCTCCGGTCAGGGAAGGCGGCCCGTCGAACCATGGGACTTCGCGGCCCCATGGGACTTCGCGTGCATGGTCACACGCCCCAGTCCTCCACCGGGGGCAACGCCGCCGCGGCGCGCCAGTCCGGCTTGCGCCCCGGCGCCGGCTGGCGGTCGAAGCGGAAGGGTTCGCAGGACAGCGCCCCGGCCACCGCGTCCAGCCCGTCGTCGCGGCCCGTGTAGCGCCCGTCCGGCGACCATTCGCGCATTTCGCGGATGAAGGGCGTCTCCCACACCGCGGCGTGGGCCAACAGCCGGCGGTCGGCCAGGAGGGCGTCGAACGCCTCGCGGATGCGCAGCGCCTTGGCGCGGCGGCTGGCCTCCTCGACCACGGCGGCGCCGACCTTCTCCGTGCGCAGCGCCTTGCGCAGCAGACCGGGAAGGAAGCGTCCGATGCCGTTGATCTCCACATGCACCGCCGGCAGATGATGCCGCTCCAGGAAGCGGGCAACCTGGAGGCACTGCTGCTCCGCCTCGGTGTCCGGATCGCCGGGGTCCACCGACAGGTAGAGCACGCGGTGCAGGTAAAAGCGCCCGTCCGCCCCGCCGAACACCGCGGCGACGACGCTGGAGTCGCCGGGCTTGCCGCCCTCCGCCGCCGGCCGCGCGAAGGCCGGGTCCCACCAGCAGGAGGCGGAGGCCATGCGCAGGCCGTTGAGCGTCAGCACCGCACGCCCCGCCGACTCCCGGTATTCCAATTCGCCGTCGTAGCGGCCCAGCCGGTCGGGGTCGAGGAAGCCCTCCGCTTCGTTGACCGGCTGCAGCAGCATCTGGCTGGTGAATTTGTTGGGGCCGGTCGTCTTGCGGATGCGGTTGACGTGCGCCTCGCCGAAGCGCTGCGGCCAGGCGTAGCGGCGCCGGCCGTCCGGACCCTCGGTGTAGACCGGCAGGACCAGCCGCGCGAAACCGTCCAGGAACGGCCGCGTCTCCCCCGCCTCCGCCCGCGGCTCCTCCGCGTAGATGGAATAGTAGCTGTGCGGCGTCCCGACATAGAGCTGCAGCCCGCCCGGCACCAGCAGATAGTCGATCTCCGCCAGCTTCTCGCGCAGGTCGGCGCGCTTGCCCGGACTCCCGGAGGTGCGCGGCACCTCCACGTCGTCGCAGATCACCACGTCGGCACGGCTGCCCGTGATGTTGCCGCCCACACCCGCCGCCACCATGGAGGGGTCGCGCAGTTCCTGCGCACGGACCACGGTGAACTGGTCGGCGGCCCACTGGTCGCGCTCTTTCGCCGGGGGCTTCAGGCCGTGGGTGTCGGGATGGCGCTCGATGATGCGCTTGACGTTGCGCACCATCTTCTTGGCCAGCTTCAGGTCCGCCGCCAGGACGAGCAGCCGCCGGTTGGGGTCCTGGTAGAGCATCCAGGCCGCGAACAGCCCGACGATGGACGACTTGCCCGCCCCGCGGAAGGCCATCAGCAGCAGGCGCGGCCCCATTCCAAAGGACCCGGCTCCCACCGCCTGCCGTTCCAGCCACGCGGCGATCTGCAGATGGTGGCGGGGGGTGGTCAGCTCCGATTGCCGGTTCCAGTCCTGGACGAAGGCGAAGAAACCCTTCTTGCGCGTTTCCCCCTCCATCACGCCACCCGGCCCAGAATGTGCCAGCCGGCGCCGTTGGACATCGTGGTGACCGCGCTGCCGGTGGCGCCCAGGGTCACCGGAGCGTTGTCCGGCCCGCCACCGCCCTGCACGGTGACGGTGACGGGGTTGCCCGACACGTCGGCCTTCTTGACCGTCACCGTGCGCCCGACCGCGTGCAGCGCCCCCGACGGCGGCAGCCGCACCGTGACCGCGCCATTGAAGGCGCTGACCAGATACAGCGCCTGATTCAGGTCCGGCTCGAACAGGCCCGGCCGGTCGTGGAAATAGGCGTTGCCCGGGCGGTTGTTGCCGGCCACCACCCACCAGCCGGCCCCGTTCGAGACCATGGTCACGAAGTCGTAGCGGTTGCCCAGCGCCACCGTCCGGCCGTCCGGCCCCGGCCCGCCGTCCTCGGTGACGATCAGTCGGTGGATGGAGGCGTCCGTCCGCTTCACCGTCACCGCATGGCCGTTGGCCGCGTCCGCCGCCGGCAGCCGAAGCTCCACGTCCCCGCTGTAAGCGCTGACCAGATAGACGGAGCTGGCGAGGTCCAGCGCGACCACCCCGCCGCCCTGCGGCTCCATATATTCGGTGTCGTAACGCAGGGCTTCGACGACCAGTTCGGAGACGCGGCTGCGCGCCAACCGGTTCTTTTCCGGATAGCCGGCGTTCACCGCCGTGTAGCGGCCGCCCGACAGGTCATAAATGGCTGGGCCGGCGGACATCGACAGCAGGTTGACGATGGCCGTCTCCACCGACCCGGCGTCGAGCTGCACGTTCGGCACGCTGCCCAGCGATTCGGCGTAGAAGTTCAGGATCAGCGTCTTGTCGGTGTTGGCGCCGACGCGGAAGCAAGCCAGCGCCATGGTCGACAGGTTGGCCTCGCAGTCCTGGAAGCTGTTGTTGTACTTGCCCTGCTCCACGAAGAAGCCGCAGCCGGCGATCGGCGCCGACAGGGAGTAGACGCGCACCCTGGAAAAGCGGTTGGCGTTGGGCGTGTCGCCCTCCCCCGTCCGGGTCAGCCACACCCCGTGCAGCGACGGCCGGGCCACCAGAACCCGCGACACCATGTTCCAGTAGCAGGGCCGGTTGGGATCGGTGTGGCCGTCGAACAGCAGCCCGACCCGCGGGTCCCAGATGGTCAGGTCGCTCAGCGTGTTGTGCACGCAGGGGCCGTCCCGCCCGAACAGCCTCACCGCGGCGTCGCCCCGCTCCAGCCGCAGGCCGCTCACCGTGGCGTAGCCGTCCGGCAGATGGATCAGGTCGAAGCCCGCCGAGGACCCGGCGATGACCGACCTCTGCCCCGCCCCGTGCAGCGTCTGCCCATGGCCCACGGTGAGCGTGTTGGTGATCCGGTAGGTGCCCGGCGGCACATGGACGGCGTCCGCGCTGGTCAGCGCGGCCTGGATCGCCCGCGTGTCGTCCACGATCCCGTCGCCGACCGCACCGAAATCCTTCACCGACAGGGCGTCGGCCAGCTTTTCCCGCACCGGGCGGCGCACCGCGCCGGCGCCGGGGGCGACGAAGGTGGACAGCGCCTCCTCGTCCACCGGCGGACGGGTGATCGGGTTGCCCAGCGTATCGAAGGCCAGGAGCTGCCCCGCCCGCACCGCCCGCTCCGGCAACCGGTTGGAGGCCGGCAGGTCGGTGTCGGTGTAGCGCAGCATCAGTTCCTGATCGCCGGCCACCTGCTGGAGCGCGGCGGTGAGCTGGTCGAACTCCCGGTTCAGGCTGGAGGCCGGAAGCGGCCCGCTCTCCCGAAAATCGCTCATCCGCTCGATAGGCAGGCGGCGGCGCAGCAGCACGGGCGTCCCGGCCTCCGGCGGTGCCGCAAAAGCCACGGTGCCGCCCGCGGTCTCCCCGGCGCCGCTCACCGCGTAGCCGGTGGTCTGCCGCGCCGCGCCCAGAAAGACCTGAAGGTCGCCGTCCTCGAAGACTGGAAACGGAAAGGTGAAGTCCGTCTGCACGCCGTCGGCAAGATATTGGACGCGCGGGTTGCCGCGCGGAACGTCGATTGCGCTGGGCATGGGGGCGCCCCTCCTGCTGCGTGGAACGAAAAGATTCGGCGGGGCGGAAGTGTCAGTAGAAGCGGCTCATGAATTCCAGCCGCTGGCGCTCGGCGAGCTGCGCCTGTTCCAGCAGGTTGCGGCGGCGCACGCTGTCCACCTCCTGCTGGATGGCCTCGCGCTTCAGCCGGTCGGCGCTCTCCGCCTCCCCGCGCTCCGCGGCGCTGTCCTTGACGACGCCGAGCAGGATCGCCTCGCCGGAGCCGTCCGCCGCGCTGACCCCGTTGGAGCCGAGCGTGGCGCGGGTGCGCGCCACGGTGCGGCGCAGGGCGTCCACGCGGCGCCGCTCGTCGGATTGCGCGGCGGCGGACATCTGGGCCAGCCGCGTGCGGGCGTCCCCTTCCTTGTCCGTCAGCGTGGCGGCCTGCCCGGTGCGGAGCTGCTGGGCGGCCAGGTTCTGGCTCTGCGCCAGCCAGTCCATCTCGCGGGTGCGCTGCCGCTCCGCCTCGGCGCGGGCCTGCTCGTCCTTCTGGCGCTGAAGCTCCTGGTCCTGGCGGCGCAGCTCGTCCTCGCGCTGCCATTGCAGGCGCTGCTGCTCCGTCTGATAGGCGTAGCGGCGCTCGTCGGCGGCCTGCTGCCGGCGCGCGCTGTCCGAGGTGCCGGAGACGCGGTCCACCGTGTCGGCGACGGAGTTCGCCAGCGGCAGCGCCGTCGTGGCCAGGGTCGTGATTCCGCCCATCAGTCGTTCACCCTCAGTTCCATGGTTACGGACAAAAGCGTGAAGGGCAGCGGCGCGTCCTGCCGGATGCTCCACAGCGGCCGGTCGCTGTCGCGCCGCCAGCCCAGCGCCCGCAGCTTGCGGTCCCCGGAAACCAGCGCCGGAACGCCGCCCGCCGGCTGCGGCCCCGTCCGGTGCAGCGGCAGCTCTTGAAGGCCGCGCCCCAGGTCCGCGTGCAGCGCCGCCGTCTCCTCCAGCCGGAAGCCGACGGAGACCAGCCGCACCGCGTCGGTTCCGCCCGCCTGACCGAGCAGGCTGACCGGCAGCGGCTCGATGCGGTGGCTGTAGGGCAGCCCGGCCTCGACGTGGCGGGCCGGCGGGTCGAGCACGATCTTTCCCGCGGCGACGGTGGCGTCGGCGCGGACCGTCCCGTCGGCGACCACCGCGACGCTGCGCCCCTCCAGATGGTCCAGCCCGCTCCACACCGCGGTCGGGGCGTCGTGGTCGCCGACCAGGGCGGCGTCGAGGTTCAGCCCGTCGTCGAAGCGCTCCACGCTCCACCGCCCGGCGCGGTCGATCAGCGCGTAGACCTCGTCCCCGACCACCGCGACGGAGCGCACCGCCCCATCGGTCTCCAGCCGGGTCCAGGCGGTCACCTGCTCCAGCCGGTAGACGGTCAGGGCGCACAGCGCGCCGTCCTCCATCACCACGAACATCAGCCGGCGGCCCTGGTCGTAATCCTGGTCGCGCGGCCTCACCACCAGATGACGGGCCAGCAGCGCCAGATCGTTGGCCTGATAGGCGGCCTCGGTGTCGGTGTAGAGGAATTCGCGGATCTCCCGCCCGTTGCGCGACACGAACAGGGTGGCCCCGTCCACGTCGCGCGGCGGGACGGAGCGGTCGACGGGGGAGCCGATGCGCGTCTGCCGGTGGACCTGGATGTTCTGCGGGGTCAGTGGATCGCCCGACACCATGTATTCCGCGCCGGAGGTGAAGACCTGGAGATGCCGCCCGGAGAAGACGGCGCGCACGGCGTTCACCTGATCGGACAGGATGCCGAACTCGATGGCCTCGTCGTCCTGCCCGGTGCCCAGGTCGAAATTCCACAGGTCGGCGGAGCGCGACAACCACAGCCGATTGGGCAGGTCGCGCGAGCCGCCGATGACCAGCCGGTCCTGGTGGAAGGCCGCCGACACCGGCCAGCCGCGCAGCGGCGAGAAGGACTGCTCGTCCCAGGCCGTCGTTGCGGCGGTTCCCGCCAGCGTCTCTAGCGCCGTCGCGGTGACCTGCGTCGCCGAGACCACCCCTTCCACGCGAAGCTGTTTGCCCTGGATGCGCAGGCGCGTGCCCTCCTGCTTCGGGTCGAAGACCGGAGCGGAGGCGGTCACCGTCACCAGCCCGTCAGTGCCCGACGGGGTCAGCGTCACGGCCGGGTCGGCGAAGCGGTAGAAGGGCATCGCCACCCGCTCCCCCTCAGCGACGTAGCTCCAGCCGGTCAGCGCCCAGGCGTCGGCGCCGCTGCGGGTCAGCTTGCGGGGCGGCACGTCGGGGTGGCAGACCAGCAGCGTGTCGGCGCTCTGCGTCCAGGTGATCTGGGGAAGCTGGGTGGCGGTCCACGGCGCCTCCACGCTGGCGATGGGCGTGTCGTTGCCGTAGACGTCGATCCGCCCCTCGGAGAAGACCAGCAGATAGGTCTGCTCGGTATTGAACTCAAAGGCGACCAGCCGCCCGTCGCCGCGGGCCGGATCGACGAAGGCGAGGCCGGAGCGGCGCGTCACCCCGCCCGTCGGGTGGATGAACAGGTTGCGCAGCGCCAGCGCCCCGTTGTCGTAGGCGCGCAGGTCGCCGCGCCCGAGCAGCCGGCGGGAAATCTCCCCCGCCGTGAAGTTGGTCTTCACCTGACGAACCCGCGCCATCAGCCCCTCGCGTCGATCAGGGTGAAATCCTCGAAGCCCGGCTGGCTGTCCTGCAGGGCGTCGATCTGGCGGGCGTGGCGGAACTCGCTTTCGGCCAGCCGCTGCAGCAGTTCCGCCCGGCTCGTGCTCTCGGTCAGCGGGATGCAGAACTCCGCGGCCAGCCGGGCGATCAGCGCCTGATCGAAGAAGGCGGGAAAGTCCTCCTCCGCCGGGCGCCCGACATAGGTCAGCACCACCGCGTCGGAGGCCGCGTGCAGCGCCCGCCCGGCGATGCGGTAGTCCAGCCCGCGGCCCCGCCCGCCCGCCCCGGCGCCGAGCGCGCGCAGGAAGTCGGCGGGAAGCTGGAAGGCCACGCCGTAATCGGCGACCGGCTCGTCGGCCAGCCGCGCCAGCCGGGCCTGCCGAGTGGCGAAGCTCCAGGCGTTGGCGGAGAGCAGCGCGTCGCGCACCGGCTCAAAGAGCGCCGCCGCGACCTCCGCCTCGGCGGTGCCCTCGTCGAAGGCGGTGATCGCCGTCGCCCCGATCTTGATGAGCGCGCGGCTGCACAGCCCGATAGCCGTCAATGCCATGGGATCGATCCTCCAAAGCCCTCTCCCGCCCCGGGAGAGGGTGCCCGCGAAGCGGGCGGGTGAGGGTGGTTGCAAAGATCGAGCGCCAGTCCGTTGCCGGCACCCTCACCCTTCCCACGCCTGCGGCGCGGGCCCCTTCCCTCTCCCGGGGCGAGAGAGGGAAAATCGAGCGGCATTCGTCAGTCCGTGTTGGACGCGCCGAAGGGCGACAGGTTGGTGACGTCCACCACACCCGCCGCGTTGGCGGCGACCACGAAGACACCGGCGGCGGGCGTCCCGGCGGTGCCGGTGTTGGCCAGGATCATGTCGCCGCTGCGCAGCAGGTCGGACGCGCCGTTGAAATAGCCGCTGTTGTCCACCAGCGTGGCGGCGTCCGGCGTCGTGTAATGCCACAGCGTGAAGCCGTTGGCGTAGGCGAGGACGCTCAGGTCCTTGGGAAGATAGGCCATGGGAGGAAACTCCGTTTCGATCGTCGGCGGGGAGGGCGTCAGGCTTCCAGGCAGCGCATGGTGACGACGCCCGCCGCGTCGATCAGGCCGGCGCCCTGCGACATCATGTTATTCACGAAGTGCGCCGCGCGGTCGCCGTGCCACGAGATGTCCGTCTTCACGTCGGAACCGGAGGCGTGGCCGATGGCCGTCTTGTGGTACCAGTGGCACAGCCGCACGCCGCCCTCGGCCTTCAGGCCGGAATGGGGCATCCACAGCGTGCCCAGCCAGCGCTTGGCCTGGGTGCCGCGCCAGGGCAGTTCGTCGGCGCCGACATATTCGGTGCTGGCGAACTCGTCGATGCCCAGAAGCTGGCTCCACTGCTTCCAGCCGACGACGGCGTAGCGCTGGCCGTCGTCCGGCACGTCGGACTCGCCCAGCTTTTCGAAGGCCGTCAGCACCTTCGCCTTGGTCAGCCCGTCGCTGGACGCACCCGCGTAGTTGGTGGACCGGTTCAACTCGCCGAGGATGAGTTCATCGGTCTTGCGGCCCAGCGCGTAGGCACCGGCGCTGGCGATGATCTGCCGCTCGTCGATGTTGGTCTTCAGCTCGTCCAGCCGATCGACCCAGTCACCGGCGTAGAAGTCGTAGAGGGTGCATTCGACCGGCGTGTGGTCCAGGTTCATCACCGGAACCGCGCCGTGGCGCGCCTTGGTCGAGGCGGTGCCCTTGCCGACCTTCTGGAAGACGGTGGAGGCGCCCTGGACGTTGTTCTTGGTGCGCACCGTGTTGCGCAGCTTGGAGCCCATGCGCTGGTAGGCGTCGTGCACTTCGCGTTCGAACTGCTTGACGAAAGCCTGGGCGACCGAGGTGGACATTGGATTGTATTCCTTTCGCGTTCTGCGGGGGTTCCGTCCGGCGGGAAGCATTCCGCCACCCGGTTGTCAGGCGCGCCCGATCCCCGAACAGGACGCGGGGACGCGCGCCCGGCCGCGGGCGAAGCGCGAAAAAAGAAAGGGGCTGGCCGGGCCTTTCGGTTGTCCGGTCAGCCCCTTTCAGGACAGGCATGGAGGGAGGTTCGGGATGCCGCGGCCCATCGTGTGAGGGGACGCACGACGGGCGTTGGCAAGAGTGTTTCTAGGACATGCGCCCTTTCATGTCAAGAATATTTTCCTTTATCGAGCAGTCATCCCCTTGGCGCGGTACCCCCTCGGGGCATGGAATATCCCCCGGAGCCACGCTGTTGAATGGTTGGCCTCAACGGCCCGAAAACACGGCATAAAAAAGGAATACGCTTCATGAAGACGATCATCACCGCCTGTGGCGTCGCCGCGCTTCTGCTCGCCACGCCGGCCCTGGCCGAAAGCACGTCCGGAACCACCGCCAAGGAGGTCCCGAGCAACAAGGCGACCGGGCAGGTCGCCGCCACCCATGGCTCGCTCGACCCGGCGGTCGCGAAGATGACCGCGGCCCAGCTCAAGGGGAAGGACGTCTACGGCAGCGACGGCAAGGACATCGCCGAGATCGAGGGCATCGTCCGCAAGGGCGGCCAGACCTTCGCGGTGATCGACGTCGATCACATCGCCGACTTCAGCGACAAGGACGTCGTCCTGCCGCTGGAACGGCTGCACATGAAGGGCAAGCGCCTGACCGTCGACATGACGGAGAACGACCTCAAGGGTCTGGAGTCCTGGCAGAAGGACAAGTACGAGGACGTCAAGGGCGCGCTGCGCTGACGTCAAGGGCCGAATCGGGAGGACGGACCGGGGGCGACGGCCCCCGGTTCTTCCGGATCTTACGCCGACCGGCGCAGGCGCATGGCCAGCAGGTCGGCGGCCTGACCGGCGGGAACCGGGCGCCCGGTCAGCCAGCCCTGGACCAGGGTGCAGTTGTGGTGGCGCAGGAAATTGGCCTGCTCCTGCTTCTCCACCCCCTCCGCCACCACGTCCAGCCCCAGCATGTCGGCCATGGCGATGATGGTGGAGACGATGCCGTTGTCCTCCCGCTCGCTCGGCACGCCGTTCACGAAGGAGCGGTCGATCTTCAGCGTCGTCACCGGCAGCCGCTTCAAGTAGCTCAGCGAGGAGTGGCCGGTGCCGAAATCGTCCACCGCCACGCGGATGCCCATGGCCTTCAGCGCCGCCAGCACGGACAGGGCGTGGTCCATGTCCTGCATCACCGCGCCCTCCGTGATCTCCAGCTCGACGAGATCGGGCGACAGGCGGTGGCGGTCGATGATGCGGCGGAAGTCCTCGGCGGAGCGTTGGCGCAGGTGGCGCGGCGAGATGTTGACGGCCACCGGCACCGGCTCCAGCCCGTGGTCGATCCACTCCCGCAACTGCCGGCAGGCCTCGTCGAGCACCCAGTCGCCGAGCGGCACGATGAAACCGGTGTCCTCGGCGACCGGAATGAACTCGCCGGGTGAAATCATGCCGAAGCCGGGCTTGTCCCAGCGCAGAAGCGCCTCGAACCCCTCCAGCGACTGGTCGATCAGCGACACCTTGGGCTGGTAGTGGAGCTGGAACTCCCCGCGCGCCAGCGCCGCCCGCAGGTCGCGGTCCAGCGCCAGATGGCGGTGCGCCTGGTCGGCCAGCTCCTTGCGGAAGAAGGCGTGGCGCTTGCCGCCGGCCCGCTTGGCCGCATAGAGCGCCGTGTCGGCGGAGCGGATGAGTTCCTGCGCGCTGTCGGCATGGTCGGGGAACAGGGCGATGCCGATCGACGGGCGGACGTAATGCTCCGTCCCCATCAGCAGCACCGGCTCGTCGAAGGCGGCCAGGATGCGCTGGGCGGCGATCTCCGCCTCCTTCGCCTCGCCCACCTCGTCCAGGATCACCGCGAAGTCGTCGGTGCCGATGCGCCCCACCGTGTCGCTCGCCCGCACCGTGACGACGATCCGCGAGGCGACCTCCTGCAGCAGCAGGTCTCCGGCGTGGTGGCCCAGCGTGTCGGTGATCAGCTTGAAGCGCGACAGGTCCAGACACAGCACCGCGAAGCGGCGGCCATGGCGGCGCGCCCGCTCGATCGAGGTGTCGAGCAGCGATTCGATGAGGGCGCGGTTCGGCAGGCCGGTCAGCCGGTCGCGCGTGGCCAGCCGCAGCAGTTCCCGCTCGTGGCGCAGCCGCTCCGTCATGTCGGCCAGCGCGCAGACGTAGCTGCGACGCCCCTGCACGTCCAGGCAGGACAGGGAGAGTGAGGCGTCGATCCGCCCATCCCCCCGTTCGATCACCAGCTCCTCGGCGCGCTCCGTGCGGCCGCCGGCTCCCAACTCCGCCACACCATCTTCGGCCGGCGTGCCCAGGCCGAGCAGCCGGGCGACCCGCTCGCGGTCCTCCTCGGCGAACAGGTCGGCGAAGCGATGGCCGTCGAGCCGCTCCGCGGGCACGCCGAACAGCGCGACGGCGGCGGGGTTGTGCTCCTGGACCCGACCGTCCTCGCCGACCAGCACGATGGCTTCGCCGATGTTGTTCATGATGCCGAACAGCCGCTCGTCGCGCACGATCAGCGCCTCGGCGGCCTGCCGGAAATAATCCATGGCGCGGGCCATCGCGCCGAACTCGTCCTTGCGGTCGCGGCCGGGGATGTCGATGCCGGTCTGCCCTTCGGTCAGGCGCTCCATCCGCTCCGACAGCGCCTCGATGGGGCCCAGCACATGCTGCGACAGGAACACCGACAGCGGCCAGCTCAGCACCAGCAGAACGGTGATGAACAGGACGAAGGCCAGGGCCTCCATGGCGAATTCGCGGTCGAGGTCGTCGGTCCCGCTGGCCGCCACGATGACCCAGCCCCAGGGCTCGAAGGCCAGGCTGGCGCGGACCGAATGCCCCTCGTCCATCCAGCCCTCGGGCACGCGCCCGTCGGTGAAGACGCTGACATGGAAGGGATCGCGCCCCAGCGCCCGCAGCGCCAGCCGCGCCTGCCCCTGGCCCTCGTCCCGCGGCAGGGCGCCCGCCTCGATGGACGCGTTGATCTCGCCAAGCATGGCGTGGGCCGAGCCAACCAACGCGTGGGTCAGCCGCTCCCGTTCCGTGATCAAACCGCTGCGCAGCAGGTAAAGCGCCGGGATTGCCGCCATCAGGCAGCCGATCAGGCCGATCCAGGTCAGCCAGCGGATCTTGCGGCGCAGCGTCATCACGGTCCCGACGGCAATCGTCACACCCGGCTGCTTCCGGGCGGTTGTCATTCTGCGCGAAAGCGTCGCTTTTTTATTTCAAACACGCAACGGTCAAGTTGCCCGCCCCGGTCCCCCTTCGTCCTTTTCAAACCGGCTGCGACATTTCGCCCATCCGGCGCGGCGTGGGTTCGCAGGCCCCACCATGGCTCCTCCCATGAAGCACGCCGCGCCGTCGGCCCGGTGATCGATCAGGCGGTCGGATACAGGCGCCGGAATCCGTCGGTCACCTTCGACACCACCGCCGGGTCGCGGTCCCGCCAATAGCGGGGGTCGCGCATCAGCGCCTGCAGTTCCGCCTCCCCGCCGGCGGACGGCGCGCCGGCCGGCATCGACAGGGCGGCGGGCTCGCCGCCGGTCATCATCCGGTGAAGCGCCATTACCCCCTCATAGGTGGTCGACAGCCCCTCCACCGCGGCGGGCGGCAGGTTCTTCACCGCCCAGGCGTGGAGTTGCCGCGACACCTCCCGCCAGCGCTCGGCCCCGCCGAACTGAGCGGACAGCCGCTCGACCTCGCGTTCGGCCTGGAACTCGGCGGCCAGTTCCTGGATCAGCGGGACCAGCCGCTCGGCGGCGAGGTCGTAGACGAGCTGCGCCTGGTCCGGCGTGAAGCCGGCGCCGTGCAGGCGGCCGTTGATCGCCGGGTCCGGCTCGAACAGCCCGTGGTCGCAGGCGATGCAATAGCCTTCCGGCCCATCGGGCACACCGGGCACACCGGGCACACCGGGTGCCGCCAGCAGGTCGGGCCGCTCGCCATCACCAGAGGCGGGAGCGGACAGCTTGCGCTCCAGCTCCAGATAGGACTTCAGCAGCGCCTCCACGCGCACCGCGCCGGTTTCCGGGTCGCGGAACTTCTCGGGCACCGCGGGCGGGGCGCCGGGAACGGTCGACGTCAGCAGGTTCTCGGCCATGGATAGCTCCTTATCGATGAAAGACTTTAGGCGCCCTGCCCACGGGCGGTCAGGGCAAGGATGAGGGCGACCAGACGGCGCTGGCCCTCCAGGTCGCGCAGCGCGGCGTCGGAGGCGTCGGGGCCGAGCGTGCGTTCGAGCGTCATCGCTTTCAGCGTGTCCAGCACCCGCGCCCCGTCCGGCCCGGCGAAGCAGCGGGCGAAGCCGGGCGCCGGATCGCCGGCCGGAACCGCCTCGGCGGGCGAGGCTCCATCCAGCCAAGCCCAGCCGCCGTTGCTCCACTCCGCCGGATCAGCCATGGGGCGCCTCCGCCCGAACCAGCTTGGCGGGCACGCCGAAGGCCTCGCCCAGCCAGCGCGCGGTCGCCGCGACGTCCACCGCGGACAGCGCCTCCGGGCCGAGCTGGCGGGCGGTGTCCAGCCAGCGCAGCGTCGCCTGGACGTCGCGCTGCGCCTGCGCCTGGGCCAGCGGCGAACGGTGCTGCAGCGCGACCGTGCGCCCGTCCACCGCGATGTCCGGGATTTCGCCGCGGCGGCGCAGGATGCCGACGGCGCGCAGCACCAGCGGGGTCAGCAGCTCCGCCTGGAGCCGCCCATAGGTCGCGCCGAGCAGCCGGGCCATCTCGGCGGAGCGTTCGACCACCTCGGTCGCGGTCATGCGCGGCTGGTCCAGCGGCCCCAGCCGGTCGGCCAGCAGCGCGTGGCGGATGCGCGCCCGCAGGTCGTCGAGCACGAGCTGCGAGACGTCGAAACGGCCGGGGTTGGCGAGCGGCGTCAACCCGGCCGACCCCACCGCCTTGGGGATGATCGTCCCCGGCACCAGCCGGATCGTCGCGGGGTTCAGCACCCCGTCGTCGTCGGCCTGCCAGATGCTAACGATAAGTTGGCATTGCGCTTGCTTTTCAGGTGGTTAGGGCGAAGCGAAAACCCCGTGTAAGCACCATGTAAGCAGCCATCAGGCAGGAATGGCGCTAGACGCGGAACCTACCTACTCACGCCCAACAGCCCGCCCAGCGCACCCAAGGCGGAGAGGCAGCCGAGGCAGCCCCTTCCCCGCAGAACGCACCCACGGCCCATCTGCGCGCGATCGATCGAGTAGCGGCTGACAGGGTGTCGGTTCAAGCGACACCCCCGGCGCAGAAGAGAGGCGGAACACCGCCCCTCCCCTCCCGGCTGGCGAGCTACGTCACCATCATCACCATGCAGGTGAGCAGCTCCAGTCCGGCGGGTGAGTGCCCCGATGGGGGCGGGGTTATCGGGGGTGGCGGGCGCCCCACCCTTCGGAATGGCCAGCGGTGGAGCCGACCGGGCATCCGCACAAGCCAACGAACACCCCACGCCCGTAATAGGCTTCGCCGCCACTGGGTTGTGTTTGTCTTGACAGAAAAATTTTTATAGAATGCACCTCTAAACAAAAACACGCACGGCAAGAAAATGAAGGTATTCCTTAGCTGGTCAGGCGAAGCAAGCAAGGCGGCAGCCCTCACGCTCCATACTTGGCTTCCTTCAGTCATACATACGTTAAAGCCCTTCATGTCTGCTGAAAGCATTGAAAAGGGCGAAAGGTGGAGTGTTGATATAGCTCGCCAACTCGAAGAAACTCACTACGGAATTATCTGTGTTACGCCTGAAAATATTTCAGCACCCTGGATTTTATTTGAGGCTGGAGCTCTGTCAAAGAGCATGGATAGGTCGAAAGTATCCCCAATACTTTTTAGCCTCAGTCCATCTGATCTATCAGGAAGCCCTCTTCTTCAGTTTCAGTCTACAGAATTTAAGAAGGACGACATTAGAAAATTGCTTCTTTCACTGAATACTGCGCTTCCAGATGATAATAAGCTTAGTCTTGATATTCTGAATAAATCGTTTGATCGAGGCTGGGATGAACTTGAAGCCGATGTGTCAAAAATCAGCTTTAACATCAAAGCAGAGCCGGCAAAGATCAAGAAAAATGAAGACGAAGTCACGACAAAAAAGATTGAGTCAGTTCTGGAGGAATTGCTTACAATAACAAGATCACAGATTAAGATGCTCAGATCTCCTGAAGATATATTGCCACCAAACTACCTCAAAAGCGTCCTTAATGAGATTCGGCAAATTCCTGCACCAGGAGCAATAACAAGCAGTCACCCTGCATGGAGGGCAGCTAACGACTGCATAAGTAAGATCAAGTCTATTTTAAGGGATGAAAGCATTGCTTCAGCGCCAAGTAATTTGCCGTTCACTATGATTGGAAGCAACAGCTTACATAATGATTTGATGGTATACATAGAGGAACTGGAACTTCACTTGAAGTTCATAAGGAGAAATGGATCTTTATGGAGAACTTCTGGCAGAGGAAAAGTTGAAGAAAAAGGAGCGACGTAGGAAAATACTCTTGATCTGTATATAATTCAACCATTATACAGACTTTACTTTTCTCCCTCCACCGAGCCCTCTCTGGCCTCTTGTCGGTGCTGTAGATGCTCGGGCCGGTATCGCCGGCCAGGGCAGCCGCTACAGCGCCCGAGAGGCGCCCCACGGGTCCGCGCCGGTCGTCAACCGGTACTCCGCCAGCACCGCTTCGCGGAGCTCCAGAAACACAGGCTCATCGAGGCTGACGGCCGGCTTCAGCCGCTTCCTCATGAGGGTGCCCGGCAGCCGCACGAACAGCCGCCCGTCCCGGTCGGTCACCCGCACGTTACGGATCTCCACCGGCCCCACCTGAACGACGGCAACGGCCAGCGTCTGCCCGGCCCCGTCCGACAGGCGAAGGTCCAGCACCTCGACGGCGGTCACGCTCCACACTCCAGGTCCCAAACAAAGGGGGTCGCGCCGCTGTAGGTCGCGGCGGCGTTCTTCACCCGGAACTGTCGCCCTTCGATGAACACCGAGTCCGCCGCGTTCGGCGTGGGAATGCCGGCGGCGGTCAGACGCTCTTGGGTGACGACAACCCGCCGGCTGCCCACGACGATCCCACCCAAGAGCTGCGATGCATCGTAGCCCGCCACCGCGGCCAGCACCGGGCGGTCGCACGCGAACTCGAACGTCACCGGCACACCAACAGCAACAGGAGCGGCCAGCGGCGGGGTGATGGGCACGTTGCTGAAGACGTTGCTTGCGGCGGAGACAGGGGCGGTGATGGTGTAGGTCTCCCCTCCGACCGTCAGCTTGTCCCCGGCCAGAAGGCGCCCCGTGGTCAGGGTCGCCCTGGTGCTGATGGCCGTGGCACCGGCCGCTGCCGCGGTGGCGACGGTCCAGCCCGATCCGGTCGGCGGGTTCAGCATGGCACCGTTGCCGGTCGGCGTCCGGTAGATGATCGGCGCCCCCCAGATGGTCGGGCAGCACCACACCAGCCCGTGCGCGTCTTCCTCGGGGTGGTACGGCGCGCCGGTTACCGTGTAGGCGATACCGCCCACCGTGAAGGTGCCGCCCACCGCCGGGGCTGCCAGCTCGGCGGCGCGCACCTCGAAGGTCAGGGCGGCCAGATGAACAGTGATGGGACCCAGCTTCAGGGGAACCCCTCCGCCTTCGCGGACCACGCGGCAGGGTACCGCCGGGCCGGTCGGCGGGGCGTAGGTCGCGGCCTCACCGAAGATGGTGAAGGCCGGGGCCATGGTGAGACGGTCGAAGTCGATCATGTGGCACCCTCGCATGAAGAGGCGGCCTTGCCCCCTTGACCCGCATGACCGCTTGCCTTCGCGGGGCAAAGCGTTGCGCGGCTGGGAGGGGGCTTCTCGCTGTTGGGCTGGCCGCTTCGCCCTCAAGAATCGCCGCGCACGAACATCGTCAGGCCGCAGCGGCGGTGCTCACACCGTCCAGCCGCACCGTGACCGTGCTGGCCCCGTTGCCGGCGGCCTCCACAGCCACGCCCACCGGGTAGAGCCCGGCGCCGGGCGCGTCGCACTGGTGCGCAGCGTTGTCCCAGCTCACCCGGCCGCCCGCGGCGATCACGGCGGCCGTCTTCTTCGGCAGGATGAACACGCCCTCGGTGACACCCACCAGGGCGCCACCGCTCGCCGCGTCGGTGCTGGCGATGGCGAACAGGGCGCCGACGATGAAGCCCTCACCCGATGCCAGGGCGCGCGGTGCGGTCAGGTCGAGGTTGCAGCCGGCTTGCACGAAGTTCCGCATGGTCACAGTCCTTTCGAGGTCGAGAAGGTCACGAACGGCGAACTGGCCGGCCCGCTCGCGGCGGCAATCTTCCGTTCGAGGTCGAGGAGCGCGCGCTTCATCTCCGCGTCGCTTTTGAACTCCGTCTCCCTCCCGGCGTAGACCACCTTGCGCACACCGCTGAAGCGGGCCGCCTCCAGGGCGTCCCGCATTCCGATCAGGTCGGCCAGCGTCGTCATGGTCAGGCGCCGGGGTTGAAGTAGGCGCCGCGGTGATCCACCGCGCCCACGGCGAAGTCGATGGTGAGCTTGACCTTCACCCCGGCCACGTCGAAGCCCGGCTCGGGCGTGATGATCGGCCCGGACTGGCCCTGCAGGTAGCCGTAAACGAAGGTCTCCAGCGCCGCCGGTTCGGCCATGAGGTACCAGCCCGGCCCCGGCAGGTTCGCGTCACCCACGGGTGTCAGCGTCCCGGCCAGCGGGTTGACCGCGGCGGTCGTTGTCGGCGCCACGGCGGTGCTGACGAACTGGCGGGCCGCGGTGAACTGGTCCGGCCCGGTCGCCAGGACGGCGGGCTTGAGGTTCAGCTTCAGCCCGTCGAGGCTGGTCTGTTTCATCATCGCCGCTTCGCCGGCGGAGACGGTCGCAAGGTCGATGGCGCCGCCGGCGGAAGCGAGGTTGCCGTGGCTGGCGTGGAACAGCGTCTTGCCGTCCGACAGCTTCGGGTTGGACACCACCAGCGCCCAGGCCACGGAGTTCTCCCAATCGGCGCAGCGCAGGGCGGCCTTGCTCGGGAGGTCGGCGAAGGCGCCCAGGTCGTCGTTGATCAGCGTCTTGCGGCTGAACATCACCACCCGGCCGTACTCACCCAGCGTGACCGTCTCGCCGCTCTCGCTGATGGCGCCGTGCTTGTATTCCCCGTTCTCCCCCACGGCCAGCGGCACCGGGAAGTCGCCGACGCGGGCGAACGACGCGGGCTTGAAGTCCCGGAAGTCGCGCCGGGCGAAGAACCGCCGATACGTCGGCGCCGCCGCCTGATAGGCCGGCAGGAGGGTCTTGTTGGCCGCGTTCGCCAGCAGGACCGGAAAGTCGCCCGTCGTCATGGCGCGCTGGTAAAGGTCGGCGGGCGACATGTGCCGCGTGCCGATCGGGTTCCCGCGCCGGTCGGCCAGCTCGGCGGCGAGGTCGAGGAGGGAGCGGCTGGCGTAGACGCGGGCCTGTTCCGGCATCTGCACCCGGTGCGCTTCCGGCAGGTGCGCCGTGGCGCGGGCCGCGAAAGCCGTCGCCATGCGATCCACCACAGCCCCCGGATCGTCGTGATCGTGCAGGACCTGGACGGCGGCGAGCGGCCGGCCGCTGGAACGGGCCAGCATGGCGTCGAACACCGCGGCGCGGGCGCGGTCGAGGTCGGCGCCGTCGTCAATCAGCCGGTCGGCGGTGGCGATCTCCAGGCCAGCGGCGCGGACCATCGTCCGAATCTGGCCGTTGATCCCGGCCCGGCTGGCGGTGGTGTCCACCGCGCGGGTGCTGGTCTCGGTGGTGCTGGTGGTCTCCGCCGCGGCGTCCGCCTCGGTGGTGGTCTGGTCGTCGTCCATGATGCCTCCTTGGGAACGGACGGTGGCGCCGGCATCCACCGGCACAGGGGTAAAGCTCAGCTCATGCGGCGCCCAGCCGATGGCGCGGTAAACGGGCAGCCCGTCGCGCTTGCCGGCCCGCTGCCACCGCTGCACGCTGTAGCCCAGCGACACGCCACGTACGGAACCGGCCTCGACCTTCGCCATGAGGTCGGCGGCCGTGGCGCTGGTGTCGAAGCGGACGGTTCCGGTGATCCGGTCGCCGTCGACTCGCGCATCCGCCACCGTGCCCACGGCGGCGTCGGTGGTGTTGCGATGGTCCTTCAGCGCCGGGCCGCCGCGGAACCGGGAGAGGTCGGCGCCGGCCGCGTCCAGCTCCTCGATCCAAGCGGAGCGGGTGCCGTCCGGAGCGGGCGCCGGGCGCACGGCGGGCGCCGGGCCGGACAGCGCCACCACCTCGACGGTGCGGGCCTCGCGGTTGAGCGTGGTCGGCGTGGTCGCGCCCATGGCGCGGGTCAGGATCTCAACCATTGGCGGGGGTCTCCTCCGAAGGGGTCTCTTCTGGGGGTATCCGCATTTCGGACACCCCGCCCGCCTTGGCCGTGGGGGGCAGGCCAAGCCGCTGTTCCCGCTGCACGTCGGCGGCGATCTGCGAGTCCAGGGTTTCGACGTCGTAGCCGCGTTCGGCGACGGACTGCGCCCGGCTTTTCAACTTCGCCTCAATGGCCTCGACTTCGGCCCGCACGTCCTTGAGCGGGTCCACCCAATCGAAGGCCGGCGGCAGCCATTCAGCGGACAGGTAGGGTTCGGGGTCGCGGAAGAAGTCCGGTGCGTCGATGGCGCCGGACAGCACGGCCAGCGTCACGAAGCGGCGCCATACCGGGTCGCAGAACTGCGGGATGATCGTGAGGTGCTGGAGCTGCTCGACACTGCGGCGGAACTCCACCAGCCCGCCGCGCAGGCTCGAATAGTTGGCGTCTTTGAGGTCGCCCGAGACTTGGAAGTACGTCGCCCCGATCCCCACGGCGATGGCCCGCATGTGGTTCTTCGTGAACGGGTCATAGTTCTTGTCGTCGGGCGGGTTGGTGAACTCGACGGACTCGCCGGGGTTCAGCGGCACCAGCACACCCGGTTCCAGCGTCGGCGTCTCGGCGTTGGCCGGCGGCTGCCAAGCCGGGTTGGCGTCGTCCTTGTTCATGATGAAGCCGGCCAGCATCGCCGCGACCTTAGCGCGGACAAGGGCGGCGTCTTCGTACTGGTCCAGCTCCTTCACGCGCAGCAGAATCGGCGCCAGCCAGGACAGCCCTCGAAGCTGGTTCTCCACCAGCTCACGGAACAGGTGCAGCATGTCCTCCGCCGGAACCCGCTTCGGCTCCCAGGTCGGCGCCAGCACCGGCATGGTGGGATCGTTCGGGTTGAAGGGCAGAACCCAGAACGCCACCCGCCGGCCCAGGGTGTCGAACTCGATACCGGCCCGAACCGGGTTGCCGGGCCGGATTTCCTGCCACTGCGTCGAGGGAACTTGGTCCCGGCTGATAAGCTCCACCTGAAGCGGCACCGGCAAGCCGTCTTCCGGCAGCCGGGCGCGGAGACGGGCGAAGGATTCCCCACCCTCGATCATTGCGCGCACGGCCAGGGCCTGTTGGGCGTAGAAGCCGCCGGCCCGGCCCGACGCATCGGCCACCCGCTCCCACCGCTCCCACAGGGCGTGCAGCGCATCGCGCACGGCGGGATCGGGGTGCTTCGACCGCGGTTTGATCCCGGTGCCCACGGCGTTGCTCACCAGGGCATTCACCGCGGCGGCCACGTTCGGATTGTTCCGCGCGAAGTAGGCCGCGCGCTGGGCTGCGATAGACGCGCCGGCCAGCATCTCCGCATTGAGGTTGACCATGCGGGACTTGCCGACCCAGCGCTTTCCCCCGGCTGCGGCGTCGAGGCTGCGCGTGAAAAGATTCCCTATTGTGCGACGCAAGCCAGAAAACATAAAAGCCGTCCATGCAGAGGCATACAAGCCATAAAATTAGGACAGCCACAGAACTCATACCATAGAAATAATTATCCACAGAAAGCCCAGGCAATCAGAAGAAAAAATAAATGCTTTGTTGACGGCATACTAAGCCGCCTAATCATCAATCCACTTTGAGCGGGTCGCTCGGCGGATCGGAATTGATTGAGGCGCGGGCAATTTGACCGGGGCAAGGGTGGTTTCCAGCTCCGCCCACGCCGCTTCATTCATGCGGTCGAGGCCCTGCCGGGCAGCCGCCGCACGGGCGTAGTTGCGGCAGTCCAACGCCTCTACACGGTCGCGAAGCGGTTCCCACCCTGTGGTGCGCTTCCGGCCCTTTCCACCGCGCGTCACCCGGTGTTCCCCGACGAGCTGGCGGCAGGTTTCCTCTCCGGCGTGCATCGGCAGGTGGACATAGCCGGCGGGGAACGGTTCGCCGCTCTCGGCGGTGGGCCGGTCGAGGCGAAGGAAACCGTAGAACTCGCTCTTGGCGACGCTCACACCCACGGGCCACAGTTTCACGCCACCCGATATCTTCTTGCCTCGATAGCTCACGTCCGCGGTGGACGGCTGCCCCAGGATCGGCGCCAGGGCCAGCGAGGAACCCTTGATCGCCATGACGCGCGGACCGGCGTTGCGCACCCACGCCTTCACCGCTTCCATCGTTACGCCGTCGCCCGCGTCGATTGCGGCCATGCTGATGGACAGTTCCGTGCCGTGCTCATGGCGCCAGGTCTCCGCCAGCATCGCCGACAGAGCGCGCCACGGCGTGTCGGTGAAGGGGGCGCCCATCAGCACCCGATGCTCAATGAGCCAAGACTCCTTTCCCCGGCCCCAAGCCCATACGCTCACCTCGATCCGGTCCCGCTGCACGTCTATGCCGACCGTCAGGAACAGCCCGCCCACCGGAACCGTGCCGGGCTCCCAGGTCTCCCGCCGGTCGTAGAGCCGCCGCCAGTCCGGCGCCTCGCCGCGGTCCACCCAGGTTTCGCCCAGGACGGTGTTCGTCCAGACCTGCAGCTTTTCCCGGTCCTTCTTGGCGGCCAGGAACTCCGCGACCAGCTTAGGCCACGCCGCGCCGGGCAAGGGGCAGTAGGCGGACCAAATGTGAAAGCTGCGGTGCCCCTTGAAGGGTTGTTCCGCCACCCAGCGGCCCGCCTCCAACATCTCCAGCTTGTGCGACTCGTCGATCGGGCAGCCGTTGACGCAGACATAGAACGCCGTGCCTGGGTCGCCGTTACGCCAGCGCATCCCGGCGCCGTTGCCATCGCCCCAGACGAGCGGTTGCATGGCGCCGCAGTGGGGACAGGGGACGTGGTAGCGCTCCATGGTGCCGGCGGCGAAGGCGTCGGCGATCTTGGATTCCCCGTCGAGAAGCGGCGTGCTGCCCAGCACCGCCAACGGCTGGAGGGATTGCGTCAGGCGCTTCAGGCCCAAGGCGATCTGGTCGCCCTCCTTGCCGGCCACCGCGGGGTAACCGTCAATCTCATCGAACAGCAGCACGTCCAGATCGATGCGGCGGAAGGCGCGCGGGCTGTTTGCCCCGGTGATCTTCAGGGAACCGCCAGGGAACGCCTTGCGCTTGATGGTGTCGCCCTTCTTCTTCGCCCCGGCCTCGGACAGCAGGCCGGCCAGCACCGGCCAGTCGTGCAACGGATCGATGGTGTCCTTGCTGTAGTCCTCGGCGTCCTCGGTCGTGGGCTGCACCACCATGATTTTGGACGGGCGTTGGGCGATGAAGTAGCCCAGCGCGGCGCTGAGCATCTGCGTGTAGCCGACGCGGGCGGACTTCATGAGGGTGATCCGCTCCACCACCGGATCGGTCATCGCGTCGAGGATCTCGCGCTGGTAGGCGTAGGGCTTGAACACGGCGCCGTCGTAGAGCCGGGCGTGTTGCTCCGCCCATTCGGCCAGGGAGAGACGCGGCGGCGGGCGCAACGCGGCGAACCACCCCGACGCAGTTTCCGCCACCAGTTCGGACACCCGAAGGTCAAGCGGCATCTGCGGTTTCCTCCTGAATGGCGACCACCCGTTCCTCCGACAGTTCCACCAGCACGCCGCTCACCGCGTCGGACAGCCGGACGCGCACAGCCTCCGGATCGGAGGTCGCGGCTAGCGGTCCGGCCAGTCGCGCCGGCAGAGCGGATAGTCGGTCGCGGACGATGGTGAAGATCGCTGTAACGGCGAGCGTGATATCGGCGCGAGGCAGCAGTTCCAGCCGCAGGGCGGCGTTTTTCAGGGCGAAATGGTCCGCCTGCTCGTGCGCCAAGCGGGCGCGGGCATCGGTCAGGCCATCGGCAGAGGGGCCAGCGCCGCGGCCAGCGGCGGTTTCACGCAAGTGTCGGATGTAGGCGACGCGGCACTGGTCGAGGTCAAGGGCGCCGCGCCGGGCGTTCGGCAGAATTCCCCGGTCCAGAAGTTCCCGCACGCTCCGGTCACTCAGGTCCAGGTGTTTCCCTACCTCCGTCTGCGTCGCCATTTCACCACCTAGATAGGATTAATATCATACAAACGCGGAACCGGAACCCCCTGTGGGCATTCGCACCTAGCGAAACCGTGGGGCGGTTGCCGACCCCGGTCTCCAGCCCCTGGAAGGACCCGCGCCCCGGCAGGATGCCTTACGCTAAGCCTCAGCCGGCCCGTGGCCCGAGTCTCAGTGACGGGCCACCCAAGGGCGCGTTCACGCCCACGCCCGCATCAGCGGTCTTCTTTCGGGCTGGCAGGGAATTGCGGCGTCGCTGGTCATCGGCGCCTCCGGCGCATCTCCTCCGATGCGGCGTCGAGGTCGGCATAGCACCGCCGCAACAGCGCCTCGGTCTCCGCCGACAGGACACGCGGGCCAGCGGGCAACTCCTCCTCCGGCTCACCGCTCGGTCGCTTGGCCGCGTCGATAATCTGGCGGAGCCGCTCACGCTTGACGTTGAGCGTGGACTCCTCCTCGTCCAAGAGCTTCGACAACTCGGCGAAGCTCGGGAAGAACGTGAATTTCTGCGCTGCGCGCTTCAGCGTGGCCCTGGTGAACACGCCCGCCGGGTACTCGTCCAACAGGCCCAGCAACGCGGCGATTTTCACCTCGACATCCTCCGGCGCCAGGGCACTGGAACTGGCGACGGCATTCCCCAGCGCCACCAGCCACCCCCTGATGCTGGTCAGCTCAGCGGGGGCGAGCTGCACCTCCCGCAGCCGGGCAAGCTGTTCGCGCGCTTCCACGGCCAGGGCCGGGGGAACGTTGGCCGGCGGCTTCCACGGGCCGGGCCTCAGATCGAAACCATGCTCACCCGTCACGGGGACCATCGGCGCCTCCAGCGCGCTCTTGAGCGTGTCGCTCAGCGGCAACGGCCCAGGCATTCCGGCGCGGGTGGCGGGGTACTTGACGACGTTCGACATTGGGGTTCCCTTCGGGCAGTGGCCGGGTTCGGGAGGCGATGGCATCGGCGATAGCGCGGTCGAAGTATTCGAGGCTGCGTGGCGGTCCCTGTGCACCGCGCCGGGCCATGATCCGCTCGACGGTCGGGAAAATGTCCTGCTCGGGGTCCGCACCATCAGCGAGCCATTTCGAGACCCGGCTGTAATTCCCCAACCAGTTCGGGTCATCGGCGACACCAACGATGCGCAGGACCTGCATGCCAACGGTGACCAGTTGCGATCGAGGTCGCGCGCCCACGTCAGCAGCACCCTTGGTAGGTTCTATGATAGGTTTGGGTGCAGAATCTGCACCCGTCCCTATCGTTTTCTGCACCCGTGCAGATTTCGCACCCGTGCGGATTTCGCACCCGTCAGCACCCTCTTTGGCGACGGCAAGGGAGGCGAGCGCGTCCACGTCGATGCGGTATTCGCGGGGGCGCTTGGCGCCTGCATCACCCTCCCTAACCAGCACCAGAACTCTGATAGCCTCAAGGCGCCGCATGGCCTCTTGCGTGGTCCGCTCACTGATTCCACAGTCTTCAGAGACCCGCTTGATGGTGGGGAAAACGTTGCCTCCATCGTCGTCGGCGAAGTCACACAGGCGTTGCAACACGAGCTTTGCCGTGCCGTCGATTCCCCGTGCGGGCCACACCATAGATTGGAGGCGGAAACTCACGATTTCCCTACTCCGCAGCCTGCAAGCCCGCGTCGCTGGTGCTGCGCACCAATTTGCCCAGGCGCTCAATGGCCCAGCGGTCGAGTTCGACGGCGGGGTACAACGGCGTGCGGTTCGCCTTGTTGAAGCTAGGACCACCTCCGATGCTTGCCAGCTTCGCCAACGTGGCCGGGGCGATGGTGATGCCATGCACCAGCTCCAGATATTCAGAGGCTTCCCAGCGGCGCAGGCGCGGTTTGCGCAGGGTCGGCGGCAGGCAAAGTTCGGGCGTGGCAGGAAAATCCTGCGTTTCGACGCTGGTCATTTATTGCTCCAGTCTAGAGTATGACTACAGGGTTCGATTCAGCGCCTCTTTAAGTGGCGCTACGATTCACTCCAGTAAGTTCTGGAAAACTCCAGGCTAAGCGCGGGGTGATCTGTATTGGCGACACTTACTGTGCAGCACCCCAATTTTTCCCGTCAACGAAACTCGCCAAGGAAACTTCTTGGGGGGTGCGCGCCAGTCGATCAGCAGCCCAAATAGGAGTCAAAGCGCTAAGCAAGCGCAATAATTGGCGTAAGTTTCCTAGATTCACAGCAACTATGATGCGCCATCTATGCATCTTTTGATGCTTTGGCATTCCCATTTTGCATGGATTGAGTTTCCTCGGCGGTTTCATTGAGATCGCTTCAAAATCAACAGGTTACGGGCAATTTCAATGAAACTTTGCTCATGGAAACTCAGTTTCCATGAGCAAAGTTTCATTGTGTGCAAAAAGCCAGTCGCGCCGGCCCTCTTCAATGCACAGGGCTGGTCAGGCGTGCCCAGCTATGGCCGGAACATCCATGCAGGACAGCACGGCGCGCCGCCCGGCCCGGTCCTGCCACCCGATCAGCGTGTGCGTGTAGATCAACGGCACCGCGGACAGGCCGGAGATGACGACGCGGTTCAGCACCGGCGTGCCGCCCTCCACCGCCTCCAGGTACTCCGCGGCGAACCGCTGGGCGAGCGCTTGGTGCGGGTCATCCTGGTCGGGCTGCCCGAGCATGCCGCGCGCCCATCCGCGTCCGAAGAACGCCCGGGTCGGAGCGCCCAGGTAGCGAAAGCGCAACGGATCGTCGGTGCCGTCGCTGGCGAGGAAGGTGCATCGCTCCAGCAGACCGGTGCGCTCCAGATAAGCGAACAGCGCGGGCGACAGGGCACCCAACCGGCGGCACTCGGCGACGATCGTCGCTTGCCAATCCACGGCGGCGCCCATCGGCAGGCGCTGCAGGTGAAGCCCTCCGGCGGGGCGCTGGACGCCCCTGCCGTTGGCGAGGAAACGGACGGCGCCCATCAGGCCGCTTCCTTCACAAAGGCTGCTGCCATGGCTGCGTAGATCGCGCGGGCCTGTTCCGGATCGATCCCGCCCGCTGCGGCGCCAGCCTCTATCATGGCCAGCGTCGGAGCGGTGGGCATGCACAGCGCCTTCGCCGCGGCGCCATCGAATGCGGCCACCCCGGCGCTGAAGCTCTCCGTCTCGCTCGCCGGCACACCCTGCCGCGCCAGCAGATCCCGAAGGTGGCTGAAGGCAACCAGCTTGGCGCCGTGCACTCCGGCGTTCGGCAAGCCGGCGCAGTCGTCCAGCAGCAGGTCGGCGATTGCCGCGCCGTCCGCCATGTTAACCGGCACGGCGGACAGCAGCTTGTCGGCCAGCCGAATCCACTGTACGGCGATGGCATCGGCGCGGGCCTCGCCCTCCTCGGTGTCGGTCGGCGTGCTGTTCTGCTGGGCGATCAGGTTCAAGCAACGGTCAACGGCATCACGGAAGGTCAGGCCGAGCGACGGAATGACGGTGGAGGTGGCCCGGCCGACCGACGCAACGAACAGCGCATCCAGAGCCTTCCGCACCCGCTGAAGCGCCAGAGCATGCCGGTGCCCTTCACCGACCAAGCCGATTTCCGGGCACAGCAGACGGTCGATGACGGCCAGCAGGTCAAGCGGCGTGACCGGCTGGGCGGCCAGCAGCGCGTCTTCCAGCGGTTCGAACTTATGGTACAGGCCGTCCCGCACGAGGTCGGCGATCTGCTGGGCGGCCTCGGTGAAGGTCAGGCCGATGCCGGGGATCATGGTGGAAGCTTCTCCGCCGGTCGCCTTGCTGGCCGAGCCTTCCTCCCGCTGCACCGCGTCCAGCGCCGCCTGCACCAGCACGCCACGCACCCGCTGGAACAGCGTCGCAACAGTGCGGTCCATGTTCGGCCCGATGGCCGGGCAGAGCGCGGTATCGATCACCGCCACGCTATCGGCGGGCGTGCGGGGGATGGAACCCAGGATCGCCCGGCCCAGCACCTCCCACTGCTCGGTGATCTCGTCCGAGCGGGCATCCGCCTCGGGCGTGTCGGGCAGCTCGTCCTGCTCCTTCACCAGCGCAGCGAGCCGCGTAGCCGCCTCCCGGAACGGGATGCCCAGCATGGGGAGGATGGTCGATGGGCCAGGGCAGGGCCAGCGGGTGGCGGGCGAGACGACGTTAGAGCCGCTCGACGTCACGGTGTGGTCGCCGTTCTTGGTGGACGCGGAATGCCGGCCAGCGCCGGGCAAAAGGGTGGTATTCTCGGAACCAGCCATGGTCCGTAGCTCCTATACAGCTTGGGTTGTGGTCAGGCCGGGCCGGGTGGTTGCAACACTCGGTTCGGCCGCTTCGGCGCATTGCCAAGGCGATGCGCTTTGACTACAATGCACTAACGGCGCCATTAGCGTCAACTAACTTGTAGTCAGGATTAGTCATGAAGGTCCAGCCCACCAGCGTGCGCCTATCACCCGAGGTCAAGGCAGCCGCGGAACGCGCCGCGAAGGACGATGACCGTTCTGTATCATCACTGGTTGAACGGATCCTGAAAGCGTGGTTGGTTGAGCGAGGATACATGTCCAAATAGCGGTAGCGCTGCAAATAGCAGTAACAGATCAACTTAACAGAGAATGGATGTGCTGCAATGTTCGATACAAAGACAAAGGCGAAGCAGAGTGCAAAGTCCCAATTAAAGCTTGGGAAAGACTGGTCGAAGGTCGTCCAGCTCGACGACGGGACATTTGACGTGATTACGGACGACAGCGACTTTGAACCGTGCCTTGAGCAAGTCGTTGGAGAGTGGACTTTGCAGGGCGACGAGAAGGTTTGGACTGACAATCCCAACTATGATCCTGATAGGGTCATTGAGTGAATTAACGGCAACATTCACAGGATTTCATGCTGGCATGGGTGCCATATTATGAGAACTGGACAAGCGGATGAAGCGCGTCGATAATATCCTTCAGTTGATCTTGACCGAGGATCTTCCAACAAGAAAGACAAAGTATTGTGATGATACATGGTATTGCGTTGAAATCATGCTTGGACCCAATTGTGGATTTCAATCCGCAATAATAATTCACCAAGCACAAGTAAGAATGAATGGAAACAGGGGTATTGAGCCTATCATTAGAATGGCGCAAGCCCTAGAGGAAAGGTCATTCACTCTTCAAGTCCCCATTGTTGCTTCCACTGCAATTCCAAAGTTCGCGAAAATTTTGCAGCGACGTGGTTTTAGCCGGCACGACTTGAACCTTCCGCCCGACGCGCGGCAAACGTGGGTTCGGTTGCCAGGGGCTCGCAATGTCTGACCGAGCCCCCTTCTCCGTGACAGGATCAAGCGGGCTGAACGCACCTCTGGCGTTGACGCGCCTATTCTTTCCATACCGGGAAATAGGCGTCAAGTCCTATCATCAAGGATGTTAAGCCCAGTTCAGAAGATAGGGATGCTAAGTGGGGACGCTGGGGACGCTACCGCCGCTATCAGCGTCCCCAGAAACTTAAAGCCTTATCAGTAGGTTATATGGGATGGGGACGTTCCCTTCTCTTTCCCGTCTAAATGAAAATATAGGAAGGGTAGAGGGAGCCCATCGGCTGTGGATCAGGACTGGCGGTTCCGTCGCCGCTGCCCGGCCAAGGGCACTACCTTCCCCGCTTCCCCCTTCATCGCTGCGGCGATGTTCCCCGCGATCCGGTCAGCGGCGGCCTTCAGCGGATCGTTGGAGAGGTGGGCATAGCGGGCCGTCGTAGTGGTGTCCCGGTGCCCGAGCAAGGCGCCGATGACAACCAAGCTGTCACCACCTGACGCGCCGACGCTGGCGAAGCTGTGACGCAGATCGTGAATGCGCAACTCCGGCAGTTCGGCACGCTGGCGGGCCTTGTCCCACACCTTCCACACGGCGGTGGTGGAGCCGCTACGCCCGCTGCCAGGGAACACCGGGCCGGCATGCTGGCCATCCTGCATCTCCGTCAGCAGTTCCAGCGCAGCGGCACCCAGAGGCACCACCTTGGCGCCGGTCTTCGAATCGGGAAGCCGGATGCACGCCCGCCCCCAATCCACCCACTCCCACCGCAGGCCGGTGATTTCCCCCCGGCGGCAGCCGGTGAGCGCCAGGAGGCGCACCACGTTCACGGCCACTTGGTTCCCGCCTTCGTCCACCAGTTCGGCCAGCGCCTTTCCGAGCCGCGCCATTTCAGCCGGCGACAGGAACCGTTCGCACTTCTTTTCGGAGAACCGTTTGACGCCGCGCACCGGGTTGTCGGGCCGCAGGTTGCGGTTCACGGCGAACTGGAACACGCCGGACAGCAGCCCCAGCGTGCGGGCCGCGGTGCCCCGGCCCCCGGTCACGATGGAGCGGGACTTGAACCCGCCCTTGACGTCCGCCGCGGACTTGCCGGCGGCTATGTCCGCCTGCAAGCGCTCAATGTCGGCGCGGGTGATGGAGCACACCAGCCGCTTGCCCAACAGCGGCTTGACGTGGTGCGCCAACTTCCCCTTGTCATTGGCGATGGTGGACGGCTTCTTGGTGGTCATCCCTTCGGCAATGTAGAGGTCGCACAGCTCGGATACGGTGAGGTCGTGCCGCTGTTGGTCGCGCCGTTCCGCCGGGTCCGAGCCGCGGGCCACTTCGGCAAGCAGAAGCCGGGCCTCCTTCCGGGCCTCGTCCGGAGTCATTACCCCGTGCCGGGCAACGGTCATCCGGCGGGACCGTCCGGCGAACCGATACTGGATGACGTAGGACTTCACCCCGGCGGTGGTGATCCGTAGGCCGAAACCGGGCAACTCGTCATCCCAGATGAAAGCCCCGCCGCTTCCGGCTGACGCGGCATCCACCACCTTCTTCGTGATTTTCGGCATGGACTGGTGCGCTCCCGTGTAAGCACTGTGTAAGCAGCCGGGCGAAAATTCGTGGGTTTTCCCGACCTATCACCGGCCTACTCTGGCGCCGAAAACGCAAGGAAATCAAATAGCCTAGCCTATTCCGGCAATGCTGAGTAAGCACCGGAAAATATAAATGTTATGCCTGCCAGATGCCGGTGACGGCGACGGAGGCGTTTTTCAGCACCAGCTCCACCACCTTGTTGGCGGTCTTGATGTCGGGCAGCGCCTTCATGACCGGCGACCGGCCATAGGTCTCCCCCGGTGCCTTGAGCCAGCGGAAGTTGATGAACGGCGATTGCGCGAAGCGCCCCTCGGCCAGCTTCGCGGGATCGGCCAGTCCGCTGTCCAGCACCACCGTCCAGCGGTAGGCCAGCCCGTCCGGCAGCACCGCCTCGACCAGCGGAAAGCGGCTGTCCGGCTCCGCGGCTCCGCGTTCCCGCACCGCGTCCGGGATGGTCACGCCGGGAAAGCGGCGCTCGATCTGGGCCAGCGTCGCCTCGCTGCGCCGGAAGGTGCCGTCCAGCCGCCCGTCCGCCCCCTCCTCCAGCACCGCCTCGGCCAGCGGCACCGCGGTGAAGCGCAGGCTGGAGGCGCCGCCGGGCGGGGCCTCCTCCATCAGCAGGCAGGCGGTGCCCACCGTCACGAGGTCGAGGAAGGCCTGATGGATCTCCACCGCGAAGTTGGAGCGGTCGACATGCGCCTGCACGATGCCGGCGGCGCGGTCGAGCATCGGGGCCACGCGGTCGCGCTCCCCGTCCGGCAGCGACGGACCCGGCTGCAGCCCGAACCAGCGCGACCAGGGCGGGGTCAGCTCGGCGAGCAGGCTGGCGGCGAGCTGTTCCACGGCGTCCGGCGCGGTGCCGTCGAACAGCCGGTCCACCCGCCGTTCGCCGGGGGTGCCGCCGCCGCGGAAGGGCTGCCCGTTGGGCAGGGCGTGGTCGTAGCAGTCCTGCCAATGGCTTTCCCAGACCGACCGGCGCTCCCGCGCCGCCCGGTAGCGCTCCAGCAGACGCTCCGGCCCGTTCGGCGACGTGGATGCGGCATCCCCCTTGCGGCCCCCTTGGGGAGTGCCGTGCGTGGTGTCCTTCATGGCCTCACTCCCCCAACAGGCGCTTGCGCAGCGGCACCAGCGCGCCGACGTCCAGCGCGCCCCGCCAGGACGTCTGGACCGTCCCCGCCCGTCCCCGGTTGCGCCGCTGGATCAGCGCCTCCGCGGCCTTGGCCGGGTCCTTCTCCTCCTCCGTCGCCGGAGCCGGGCCGGCGGCGGGCGGATCGCCGGCGGGTGAGGCCACGGGAGCGGAAGCCTCCACCGCCGGGGCGGCGGGTTCGGGAAGCGGGTCCGGAGGCGCATTCCACCAGGGCGTCGTGGCGGGAGCCGGCGCCGGGGCCGCCACGGGCACCGGAGCCGGCTCGGGGACGGGCGTCGGCGTGGGTTGAGGATCCGGCGCGGGCGCAGGCGGCGGCGCCGGCCGGGGCGCCTTGAACAGGTTCGCCATGGGCGGGGGGTCCTTGTCCGTGATGCGAAAACAGGCCCTTGTGGGAAAGGGCGTCGGGAAGGCGGACGGGCCGGCGGCGGCGCGGATCAGGCCGCGGGGACGGGCCTCGCCAGATGCCGGTAGAGCTGCCAGGGCGTCACGATGCCGGGCGCGTGCAGCCCCAGCAGGCGCTTGATCGCCTCGACACAGGTGAAGGGAGCCCATGGGGCCGGACGGTTCAGGCCGCGCCGCACCGGCGCCGGGGTCACCGCCATGCCCATCCCGTGGTACCAGCCCGGCAGGTCGAAGGCCGCGGGCAGATCGAGGACCGACACGTCGGTGAAGGACGAGAGCGGATCGACGATCACCCAGTGGCGCCCATCGTGCAGCAGCGCGAAGCAATGGCGGAACCCCGGCTTCAGCAGACGCAGCCACCACAGCTCCGCCTCGCCCCGGAAGACCACCCAGACACGCGGCGCGTCCGCTCCCTCCCGGCAGGGCACCACCTGGCAGGACTCCACTTGGCAAGGCTGGGGCAGCGGCGTGCTCACTGAACGATGCCCTTCTCGCGCAGCACCGGGCGGAGCCGGTCGAACGCCTCCCGCCACAGGGTGTGGGCGCGCTGCTCGCGGTAGCGCGCCGGGTCCGGCGCCATCAGGCGGCGCCCGTAATGGACCAGCACGTGCAGATGGTCGCGGATCAGCAGGCGACGGCGGTACAGCCGGTCCACCGCGCACAGCACGTCGCCGGGCTCGCACGGGCGCTGGATCAGCCCGCGACCGGCGGCGATGCGCGCGCCGGCGGCCTTGGCGTCCTGCGCCTGGACCGACCAGAACCACGCCTCCTCCGCGCTGCCGAACGGCTCCCCGACGGCATCGGACAGAACCATGAACGTGTTGCGGTGCTGGACCATGCGTGAGGTCTCCCTGGAAATTGCAGCTTCTGGGTTCGCGGGCGCAGCTTCGCTCTCGGGCGGAGCGCCGGATGGGCCGCGGCACGCGCGGCTGGCGAACACATGTTCACGTTATGTACTGATTAAAGTCCTTCGTCAAGGAAAATATGAATAGGTTCCTAGGGACGGGCTGGTTCGTTTATGTGATTATCCTCCCATGCTCAAACATGCGGACATTTGGCGGGCGATCGACCGCCTCGCGGCCCAGCACGGGCTGTCGGCCTCCGGACTCGCGCGGCGCGCGGGGCTGGACCCGACGACCTTCAACAAGAGCAAGCGGACCACCGGCGACGGCAAGCTCCGCTGGCCCTCGACGGAGAGCGTGTCCAAGGTTCTGGAGGCGACCGGCGCGTCGCTGTCGGAGTTCGTCAGCCTCGTCGGCGATGCCGCGGGCGCCGGCTCGCTCCAGCGGGTGCCGGTCATCGGCTACGCGCAGGCTGGCAACGCCGGTTTCTTCGACGACGCCGGCTTTCCCTCGGGTGTGGGTTGGGACGAACTGCTCTTCCCCAGCATCGGCGACCCGCACGCCTACGCGCTGGAGATCGCCGGGGACAGCATGGACCCCGTCTACCGCGACGGTGACACCATCATCGTCTCGCCCGCCGCGCAGATCCGGCGCAACGACCGTGTCGTCGTCCGCACCAGGGGCGGCGAGGTGATGGCGAAGCAACTCCTTCGCGAAACCGCCACCAAGATCGAGCTGATCTCCATCAACCGCGCCCACCCGGACCGCAGCATCCCGCGCGCCGAGGTCGCCTGGATGGCGCGCATCGTCTGGGCCAGCCAGTAAGCGTCAGCCCTGCGGCACTCTGTCCTAGGATAAATATCCTTTACCGCGCCCCCGGAAAAGCTTATCGTCCGGGCATGGCCGGACTCAGCGGAACGCCTCCGCGTTCATCCCTCCTGGAAGAGCTTGAACGGCGCCACGACGACGCACCGCCCCGCAGCGCGGTGCGGACGGCGCTTCTGGAGGGGGCGGAGCGTCACGCCGCCCTCGCCCGCGCCGCCGCTCTTCGCCTGCACGACCGGATGGCCGCCGAGGCCCGCCGGGGCTCCGCGCAACGGCGCCGCTCCCTGCCCGCCGGCCGCACGGGCGGGGATGCCTGGCTGTCCCCCCTCACCGGCGCACTGACCCACCACCGCAACGCCGCCAGCGCGCTGATCCGCGAAGGCAGTTGATTCGACCCGACCGTCAGGCGGCGGGAGAGGAGCCGGCGCTGCCGGGGTCGGAGGACGTCCCGTCAGCGGCGACGGCGGGCGCGGTTCGCGCCTTCCTTGTGCGCGGTTTGCGAACCGGTGCCGCGGGGGACGGAGCGGCCGCCGGCTCGGCTGCGCCGTCCACGGTCAAAGACACGGAAGGCGCCGGCGCCTCCGCCTTCTCCATCGCCTTATTCTCTGGGGCCTTCTTCTCCGGGTCCTTCTCAGGGGCCTTGTCCCGATCGACGGCCTTCTTCAGCACCTTGCTCTTTGAAAAGCCGGCCTCTCGCAAGGCCGTCTTCAAATCCTCCCACGCCAAACGGATTTCCGTCGCGAAGGCCCGGGCGTCGTCGTCACGGTGGGTGCGGAAATACTCCGCCGCCTCCCGCATCTGGGCCGGCAGGGTTTCCGCCCCGGCGCGCACCGCCTCGTTGCGCAGGCGGTTGTGGCGGTCGTCCAGATAGGTGAGGATCTCCGACAACTCCTCCGGCGTGCAGCTTTTCTGCAGCCTGTCGGTGACCACGGGCGCCGCCTTGTCGATCTTCCCGACCAGTTCCGACCGACCGCGCTTCAGGTCCGGATCGTAGACGGTGCGGATCACCTGGATCACGCGGCGGCGTTCGCGGAATTGCAT